CATGGCATGGTTCACCACATGATTTTGACACATTTGATTTAGGTGCTATTGGTACTGGTGAGGGTAATCAAGTACATGGTTGGGGCTTGTATTTTGCTAAAGATAAAAAAGTATCTGATTTATATAGACGTGAATTATCTTTAATTCATGATGTTGATAAAGGTACATTATTTAAAGTTGATGTTCCAGATACTAAAACAATGATTGATGAACAACAGTCATTAAATATTTTAAGTAAAGAAACAAAACAAAATTTAAATGCAGCAGTTAATGCGTTACCAGAGCAAGCAAAGGAAGTTTTTATAAATGAATATACAAAAAGTCCTTTGTTTAACCATTATGCTAAAAAAGAGATTGATGAGTTAGGCAGTAAGTTTGATCAACTAGATACTGAGTACAATTTACTCAAAGATAAGTACCTTGATAAATATATTGAGGGAGAACTTAACACAATTACTCAAAGAACCATAACTAGATTAGCTGAAAAATATAACATTGATTTAAAGGCACTAAAAGAAAATCCTAATAGTATAAAAGATATAAAAAATCAACTAGATACTATGTGGTTTAATGCTTTTACAGAGCATGGTATGGCTAGTAAAAAGTATAGGGAGGTTTATTGGGGTAAGTATAAAAAAGATTTTTCTGCACTATTAAATGATGGTGGTATAAATGGTAGAGATTTTTATCTGGCATTATCTAAAGCGCTAGGTAGTGCAAAACAAGCGTCAGAACATCTTAATGAGTATGGTGTTAAAGGTATTACTTATGTTGGTGAGCAAGATGGACGATGCTATGTAGTGTTCGATGATAAGGCAATTAAAGTCATTGAAAAGTACAACCAATCTATAAACGGCATGACCGAAATCATGAAAGATGGTGAACGCATTATCAGCATTTTCAAAACCGCAGATAGAAGTACATTCTTACACGAAATGGGTCATGTATTCTTTGATGATATACAAAAATTAGCATCTATGGAAAATGCACCTGAGCAACTTGTAACAGATTGGAACAAGTTGAAAGAGTGGAGTGGTTGGGTTGATGGTGAAAACGTAGATAATACGAAAGCACATGAGAAATTCGCACGAGGTTGGGAAAGCTACTTGCGAAGTGGTGAAGCACCAACAAGTGCATTGCAAAGAGTATTCCGTCAATTCTCCAAATGGCTAACATACATTTATCGTAGCGTTCAACGATTAGGTGGTGAAGTACCATCTGATATTAAAGATGTAATGGCACGTATGATCGCAACCCAAGAGGATATAGAGGCATACGCAGAGCAACAACAACTTGAACAGTTTGAGAAAACAGAACTCTATAAGCAATTATCCGAGCAAGACCAAGCACGTATGCAGTCCTACATTGCAGATGTAAAAGAGAAAGCAAAAGAACGTGTGATGCGAAAACTCATGAAAGAACTTGATAACAGACCTATCAAGGAATGGGATGAAGAAAAAGATGCAATACAAGTCGAAATCGAAAAACGATTGATTGAGCAATATCCTATCTACAAAGACCATCAACGATACAACGCATTAGGTGAGAGTGCTTTTGAAAAAACACAATATAATTCTATTGAAGAGTTAGAGAAAGCGGAAGTAGAACAAACTGGTGCTACATTTAACGATGCTATCAATCAAGAAATGGACAATGCGAAAGCAGAGTTTATGCGTGATAACAACGCAGGTAAAACCAATGAGCAAATAGCAGAAGAAATCTTGCTTAGTACCCAAGGTCAAATGAAACTCACCGAAGAGGAAAGTAAGATTATTCAAAAGTCTACTAATCGTGAATTGGCAAAGAACTGGGAATTGTTAGAGCGTATTCGTAAACTAGACCCTAACGCAGAAAACATCGATACAGAATTAGACGAAATCGAAAAAGAGGTTAAACCTACTAAGTACGATGAATTGAAATCTGATAAGAAAAAAGTAGATGCTGCTTTGACTGATACTACTAAGCAATTAGAAAAAGCAGAAGAACGTATCAAACGCTTGCAGTATATGCTGAATAATCGCATCAATAATGTTCGTTCTATTCGAGGTGCTGGACTTGGTACAATTTCTGACTACATGAACCGAGCAAGAAAAGAATTAGGTGAGTTGCCTATTTCTAATGCTATTCAGTTTAAAACGTATCAGAATAAAGCGGTAACCGCTGGCAAGAAAGCTGATAGAGCATTGGCAATCGGTGATATAGATAAGGCACTAGGCTTTAAACGTGAACAGATGCTACAACAAGCAAGAGCAAGAGTAGCATTTGAAAACTTTGAAAAGTCCAAGAAATTGCGATTGAAATTGAAACAACAATTACAACGCATGACTAGACCTAAAAATCCTATTGCTATTGAACCTAACATGAGATACTTCTATAATCACATGGCATATCAAATGGGTTTAACTAAGTATGACGGCTTACAACCTGTTGATGGTTTTGATATGAACACAGTACTAGCAGCACTAGATCCTGATGTTGGTATTCTAAATCAACAAAGCATGGTTCAATTAGAGCCTTGGATAGTTGAGATGTTCTACTCTAAAACACCTAAGCCGTTCCGTTCTATCACCATGAATGAACTAGAAACACTAGAAGAACTCATGACTGGTATGTATAAGAATGGCAGAAACGAGTATGAGGGTACAACCATCTTGAATGATAAGGGTGAAAGCGTATCATTTGAAAATGCAGTACAAGAAATCATTGCTGAGGCTACAGAAACATTTGGTAAAGAAAGTGGCGATGTATTCAACAAACTCAACAATCAAACTAAGATGGATGCAGTAAGTGGTAAGCTATATAGTTTTCATCTAGCATTACTTAAAGTTGAAATATTCTTACGTAGAATGGGCGGCGGTAAAAATGGCTTTGCGGTTAAATACATCTATGACCCAATCAACCGAGCAACGCAAGCGTTCAATGAACGTAAGGAAGCATCAATGCGTAGATTGGCTAATGATGTAGGAATATATTCCAAGCGTGAACTGTTTGATATGCGAAATGACCATTTGTATACAGTTGGTGAGTTATACGGCTTAACAAAAGAGCAACTTATCATGATTGCTCTTAACTGGGGTACTGAAAGCAACCGACAACGTGTAATGGAAACAACAAAAGCAAATGAGGTTGAAATTGAACGTGCGTTCCAAGAACACATGACAGATAAGGACTGGGAGTTTGTAATTCGTACATGGGATCATATCAATTCATTCTTTGATGAGAGAAGTCGAGTACAAGAAGAATTGTATGGTAACCCATTAAAGAAAGTAAAAGGTTTGACATTCTCTATTGGTGGTAGAAATATTGAGGGGCAGTATTTCCCTATCGTGTATAACCCTAAAGTAAACGCATCTGTTAGCGACAATCAAGTTGAAGATATTGCAAAAACTATGGTAAGTAGTAATGCAGTATGGGGAACTGGTATGAGTGCTACTAAATCACGTTTAGATGTGGTTAAGGATAAATCTCTATTGCTTGATTTTGATGTAATTCCTAATGCTATCACAGAGGCTATTAACCACGTTACAATGCGTAAAGCTGTTACTGATGTTAATAAGTTAATCTCTAATCGTGAACTACAAAACTACATTGTAGATAAATTTGGTGCAGACACTTACCAATTCTTACGAACTTGGGTTCGTGATAACTGGCAAGATGAGCCAGCAAAGGTTAGTGCGTTTGATAGATTAGTACTTACGTTAAAGAAAAATACATCAACCGCAGTCATGGCTGGTAGAGTATCGGTAGCATTACAAAATGCGTTGAACTTACCAGTTATATTCTATCGTCTTGGTGTAGGCAATACGATTAGAGCTATCAATCATGCTGGTATTGGTTTTTATGGACACGGCACAACCACTTATAAGAACACTATAGATTTTGTATTTGGAAAATCAATCTTTATGCGTGAGCGTGTTCAAACTTTAGATAAAGACTTGAAGCAAGGCTTATCTATCGCTGGTAAAGGTTTGCGTATAGGTGATACAAATGTTGGTGGTTATAAGGTAGAACAGTTAGCCGACATTCGAGATGATATAAATCAAATGGGTTTCAGATTACTTACAGAAACAGACTTTGCATTATCCATTCCTGTATGGAAATTTGCATATGATCAAAAGCAAGCGGAACTAATTGGTAAAGAGGGTGTAAGTCTTGAATGGATAGAAAAACAATCAATCGAAGCTGGCGATAGAGCAGTCCGAGATATATTTGGTAGTGGTGATACTAAAGATGCTGCTGCTATTCAACGTGCCAGAAGTTCTGTTATGCAAATGTTCGTACCGTTCTATTCCTACGCTAATACGTTATATAACATCATTACAGAGGGTAACTACGCACGAAAAGATACAGGTGATTACGCAAGGTTCGTTAAAATGCTATGGTGGACTTTGCTTTCACAAGCTGTAGGCATGATGGTTTACAAAGCCTTAACGAATGGCGATGATGACAAACCTGAAGATTTAGCTAAGTCATTTATTGAGGAATTAGTTGCACAAGGTACTATGGGTATTCCGTTAGTTAGAGATATAACCAATATGGCTATGAAGTTTGTATTGGGAGAAAGACCTTATAACAAAGGAAATACAGTATTAGCTACAAGCATTGCAGAAAAATTCTATGATGTTAGCAACGCTATTGTGAGCGATAAAAAAGATGGCATTGATGTAGGCAGAAGTTTTAGTCAACTAGCTAATAGGGCAACTGGGTTTAGTGATACTGTTACAGATGGACTATGGACATTAGCTAGATATGCATTCACCGATACCGATGCAGCTATAGAGGATGTAATCATGGCTATCATGTTTGACCGTAGATTAAAAACTAAAAAAGATAAAAAGAAACATTGATAAATAAGGACTATCCATAATAGGTAGTCCTATTTATATACAACTGAAAGGGGATGTTAAATTGACACCAGAAGTACTTAGACCATCTGTAACGTATCAATGCGATGGGGTAAATAAGCGTTTTATTTTCCCTTATGATTTCGTGCAAATCGAGGACATTCGCTTGACTGTGGTTGACCTTGACGGAACAGAGGAAGTGCAAACACACAACATCGCATATGATGAAATGGATAAGGCTATTATTTATCCAAATGATGGTGATGCATTGGCTAGTGGTAAGAAAGTTATCCTTGAACGTGTTACTCCAATTTCACAAGATACAGATTTACCTGATGAGTACCCATTCGAGAATATCGAACACTCAACAGATAAAATAATTATGATCTTGCAAGAAATGAAAGCGGAACTTAACCGTAGTTTAAAGGTAAGACCACATAGCGATGAGAACCCTGACGATTTAGTAAAATTGATTGTTGAGCGTTCTGTGAAAGCTGCAGAAGATGCAGTAAAAGCGGTAGCAACGATTGAGGCTAAAACCGATAAGGTGGCTACTGATTTAGACATAATCAGTCAGTTAAACGCAGAAATCAAAGCATTAGCAGAACGTGCGGAAACTGCCGCTGAGAAAGCCGAGCAAGTATCATTCCCTAATGCAAAAGGGTTAGTAACAAAAGCTGATGCGGATGCAAAGTATCAAACTAAAGATAGTTTAACTGGTATCGTTTCCGTAAAAGACTTTGGTGCGGTTGGTGATGGCGTAGCGGACGATACCGCAGCATTTAAGAAAGCTAATAATAATTTAGAAAATAAAATCTTATTTGTGCCTAGTGGTATTTATAAGTTAAACGAACACATCACATTTAACACAGTAGGTTCTGTAATGGATATGGGTTCATATTCCAATATTAAGCCGTTCTATCCTACTGAAACACCAATGCTTAAAGGTGCTAATAATATTGCATTTGTAAAAAACATTCAATACGGCGAAGAGGTCAACCAATGCCAAGGGTTCACGTATAACGATAAAAAGAATGTATTCGTGTTAGCTTGTATCAATGGTGATGGCACAACTCAAATATTATATGAATTGAACGCTGACACATTGGAAACCGTAGGCACGTACAAATATAATGACTCCGAAAAAATGGGGCATTGTAATACGATGTGCTACAACAAAAATACCAATAAAATTTATTTGGCCAATGGGTTAAAAAATGGTAACAACCTAACAGTACTTGATGCGGACACAATGCAATATGAACGCACTATTACATTGAATGAACGTGTATTTAATATTGCCTATGACCATATCACACGCACTTATGCAAGCATAGTACCTATTAGCGGTAATAAACGTGTTCGTCAAATTAATTTGTACAACGATGATTTCGTGAAAATGAAATCATATCAAGTCGATTACCAATACGATGATTTCAATAACAATGGTGCTTTCATGTTAAATGGTTCTATCATGAGTGCTACATTGGGTAGCCTTGTTGAATGCACTCCGTTTGGTACAGTTAAACAAATAATCGAAATTAACCCTAAAACAGAAATTGAAGATATTGCATATTATAATGGCAAATTCTATTTTGCGGTTTTAACTATGCAATCCAATAAGCGACACAAGGTAGATATTTATATCGGTGATCCAAGCCGTGAATATGAAAACTCTATCAACACGCAAAAATTAACTAGCCTTGATTACCTTAAACTAACTGGTGGCAATGTAACTGGTGCAATTAAAATGGCTAACAATACCTTGATTGAGGGTTTTAAAACGGATGGTCATGGTGTTGGTATGGTTAAAGTGTCCACTAATGATGGCATAGAATTTGGCGATGCATCTGTTAATGTGTTCATGAAAGGTAAAGAATTTAAGCACTATGACGGCACAGATAGTTTTACTGTACTAACCACTAAACACTATGGAACTGCAATTTACAATAAGAAACAAATCGACGATACATTCGTTAAGAAAGGTGATGTAGGTTCTGTATCTAATGGTGCTAATAAACAAATGACTATCACACATCCATTATTTGCAGATGGTGCTACAGAATGTGGTGATTGTACATTTATTGGTGTAGATGGTAAGTGGTTTATTATCGATAGCTTACAGAAAACAGATGCTAACTTAAACTCCATTCTTAAATGTATGACAGATAATAACATTGAAAAGTTTGAGTTTGGCTTTGTATCACATTACCATAGCGACCACATCGGAAACTTTGCAGAACTTATCAAGCGTGGAAAAATAGCTAAAATGTATCTACCTAACCCAGATAAGACCGAAGTAATCGGTAGATATGGAATGACTGCACAAGTACTTAATACGATTGCTAATGGCATTAAGGCGGAATGTACTGCTAAGAGTGTTCCAGTAGAAACTATCGAGCCTAAGACAATCGATTTTAATGGCGCATCTATCACTTTCTATAACTGCAGCGATGATGATTACAACTATTATCGCTCCATTAACAACGATGATTATAATAACGTGTCCGCTTGTTTGGAGATTAACTATCTAAACCGCACGGCAATATTCGAGGGTGATAGTAATTATAACGCTATGGAACGGAACGCCATGCGTAACCCTGTTAATGTTGATTACTTGAAATCTAATCATCATGCAATTTCGCAAGTACCTATTTCTTACCGAAAGTTAAACCCTAGAGATATAATGATTACTGCTACACAAAGTTTTGCTAGGGAGAATTTATATATACAAAACTATCAAGCTACATTCTTACAAATGGGTTGTAACTTGTATTTGTTAGGCGATCAGATTGCATCACCTAAAATTACCTATTATGGTAACGGACATATCGAATACAACAGAGAGTTGTTAAGAGATGGTACTGCTGGTCAAGCTACATCATTAGAAATCTATGTTGATAGAAACTACACAGGTTCGCTAAAAACTGGTGATGCACATTCTCCATTTACACATTTAGCGGATGCAGTACGTTTTATCAACAATGCTAAACACTCTATTGTAACGGTAAAAATTAGTGCTGGTGAATATACTAGACCTGATGATATGGGTGATATAGGTAAGAACCATACAGAACTACGATTGAGGAATATCCACAATAAAGTAATCTTCACGACAAATGGTAGTGGTACGGCAAATCTACCACCTATGGTTATTGAATTTTGTAATAACATCCACTTTAAGAATGTATCGTTCCTTGGTACAAGTGCTAGTGATAACCGCAAAATTCAAATTTACGATACAACGTGTACATTTGAGAATTGTAAGTTAGATAGCGTAAAACAAGCCACAAATAAAGATGGTAATAATGTAGTCATTCAATCACAAGATGATAGTATGTTGAAATTGATTAATGTCAACTTTACTGGTGGTTGGGCTGCATTACAAGTGGCAGGTGGTATGGTTCTATTGACTGGTACAGAAAATCATTGTAACACTAGCCATGCATACGTTTTACAAAGTGGTGTAGTCATGGTAGAAACACCATTCACCGAAAAGAATAATGTAAATAAATTTGATGATAGTGCAGCAAAAGAGGCAGGTCAAATTTATTTCAAAGCGGTTAAGAATACCGCTGGCATGCCTAATAACTTAATGACAGGCACAATTGTTCCAGCTAAGAATAGAGATTTCCCTCAAATTACACAATTTGTACAAATGAAATCAACTAAATTGGCAGACTTTGTGTACTCATTAGCGAATATTACTGAAACAACTACACCAGTATTTACTGGTCAAATTGGGTACAACGGCGAAGAGGTATATTTTGGTATCAATGGTAAATGGGTAAAAATTAGCAATTAAGGGAGAATAAATGATAGAAGTTGTATTAGCGCCTTTCATGGTAGAGGGGTTTAACATGGTAGAGGCGGTGAGAATATCACTAGCTATATTTACGAGTGTTGTGTTGGTTTTTATTGATACATTGTTGCGTGTCTTAGTCGAGGCACGCAACTATAACCTAGCTACAAATAGAGAAATTACAATCAAAAATACTATTCTAGCTATGGTGTGGCGAGGTTGGGCGCCAGTCGAGATTAACGGAAAAAAACATAGATTTCTAGTAAGTGGAAAGCTAAGGGCAGATATGACTAAAAAGTTAGTTAAATCTTATCCTTGGCTTTTCTTATTGTCATTTATCTTGTTAATCTTGCCTGATGTGGACTTTCCTATACTAGGTAGAATTGATGTATTTCTATCTACATTGATGTATCTAGTACCCATCATGGTTGAATTAGCATCTATTGTGGAAAATATGATTGAACTAGAATTTGTAGAAAGTGCATGGTTTCAACGTGCGGTAGATTTGATTAAACAATTAATAGCGTTCGTTAAAAGCGTAAAGGATGCGATTAAATGAAGATTAATTATGAGGACACTATAACCTTAGTGGCACTTGCAGCCGCACTAATTATGACTATTTATCTTGAACAGAAAGATTTGGCAAGTGTAATAGTTGGTGTATTAGGTGGTTATATCGGTGCTACTGGTGGTGTTAAGCGTTCCCAATATATGAATGGGGGCAGCAATGACAAAGAAAAGGAGTAATTACAATGGCTGAATTAGGACAGTTAAGTGCTGAATATGAAAGTAATGGTAATCCGGCGTGTGTATCTAGTGGCATCAATGATGCTGGTGGTATCTCTTATGGTACATATCAACTAGCAAGTAATTGTGGCAGTGTTGATGCGTTCCTTGGTTGGGGTTTAAAACAAGGTGGTTTTTACACCGATTATGCAAGAGCCTTGATTGATAGTGGAGAAATCAATTCTGATGGGTTCATTGCTAAATGGCAAGAACTAGGTACACTTGATGCGGTAGGTTTTGAGAAAATGCAACATGACTACATTAAGTCCGCATACTACGATGTAGCGTGTGAGTATCTTAAACAAAATCTATTTAATGTAGAGAAACATTCTAATGCATTAAAAGATGTAGTATGGAGTCGAGCAGTACAGTATGGTACTGGTGAAATCGTTAATATGTTCAATGATGCATTAAAACTAATGGAAAAGGCATTGAATATTGAGTTGCCTAACTTATCCTATATTGATGATAAGAGATTTGATTATGACCTTATCGCTGGCATATACGATACGTGCATGAGCCTTGAATGGAATAGTAGCGCATTAAGGGATAGCCTAAATAATCGATTTGCCGATGAGAAATTCAAAGCGTTAAAAATGCTAATGGAAGAGGTAGAGGGGGCATAGGTGAATGTTTTATCTACGTAAGGTACTAACTTATATCAAAGCACATAAACGCACCGCACAGGTGCTAATTCCGATGTTTATATTTATATTAGTGTGTATGGGGTGCTATCATCTGTATAAACAAAAACAGATTGAAAAGCCTGTTGTAATTACGCAACAACAATCTAAATCACCTACAGAATTATCAAAATCAATTCACGTTACAGAACAACAAGCACAAGAAGTTATTTCCATTAAGGAAAGAACTCAACCAGTAGCGACTTATTACACACAAGCACCTACTGTTGCAGTTGCTGCAGAAAAGGTGAAAAAGGATATTGCACATAGCAACCCTAATCTACCTAAAGCAGCAACAGAAAAATCTGATAGAACGGCGGTAGTAGCTAATACAGATGAACAAAAAGTAGATGTATATAAGATTAATCTAAACAAAGAACACAAAATAAAAGCTGGTGTTACTGTGATTGATAAAAAGATGTATGAAACTATCGGTTATCAAGCTGGTAGAGTTGAAATGCTAGGGCATTTCGAGGGAACACAATTCAAAGGTGGTAGTGTACTTTATACAGTAAAGGCATGGTGATCTAACTATCTCCGAGTTGCACGGATTGCAACAATCAACTGTTAATTGACAGTTGGAAAGTATTACTTTATAACTGAAAGGAATAACACAATGGCACAAGTAGTTACATTTGAAGGAA